CGTTTGACCCATTACCAACAAGGATCTGAGCAGAAGTTAAAGCAGCTAATTTGGTAAAAGCAATTGCAGCAGAAGCGTTTATATCAGCATTTAATATTGTTCCATCTAAAAGCATTGTGCTTGTAACTGTTCCAGTATCACCTGAGCTAACGAGGGTTCCTGTGACATTCGGAAGGCTTACAGTTCGATCAGCAGTTGGATCAATAACAGTTAATGTTGTCTCAAAATCATCAGGTGTTGAACCCTCAAAGATGATGCTTGAACTTTGATTAAGAGCTAAATTTCCAGTTAATGTGCCACCTGTAAGATTTAATTTTTCTGTATCTAATTCTTCTAAAACAGATTGAACGTTTGTATTTTGAATACCTCCTGTTGCTGTAACTCCAATATTTGACGCAACCTGACCAGCAATAAAGTTTGAAATATCAAGTTTTTCCCAAGTAGCTCCATTACTTAGGATCATGTCAGGTGGGTTGATTGTTACCGTTGGAGCTGGTGAAGTTCCTGTTCCTGACTTATCACATACAAAGTAGTAACGATTGTTGGCGGCTGAAGCAGCTTGAAGTGCAGCGTTTTGTGTAAAGCCTTGTGCTGTTCCTGCTGCTGTTAACGATGTAATTTTATTTGTATCAGCCCTGTAGTTACCTGCATAAATAATCTCACCAGATGTAATTGTTACTGGCTGGAACGCTGATCCGTCATACACATATAAATCATCATTCGTTAAGTCATAGAAAAACTGTCCTTTAAAGTCTGCCGTTGGGAAAGTGACAACTCCAGAAGTTGATTGAGCACCAGTAAATTGACAAACAGAAGAATCTGCAAATTTAACTCCTGTAATTGAATTAGTAGCAAAGCGTCCAATATCTAACGTTCCAGACGTTAACTTTGTTGCTGACAAATCAGGAATATCACCTGAAACTAAAGTGGTTCCAGCAGTTACAACTCCCTTTACATCGACTGTTACTTTTGCATAAGTTCCAGCAGTAACTCCACTTGTTGAAGTCGCAATAGCACCTGAACCATCGACACTAATTCCTCCTCCCGAAGTAACTAAAACCGCACCTTTAGCAGAGGTCGTTGCAACAGGAAGATCAGAAGCAAGTAACGCAGTAGCAGCAGTTATTTGTCCTCTTGCATCGAATGTAATTCCTGAGACGGTTGCAGCAGTAACACTATTAGAAAGAGATAACGCACCAGCTCCAGTAACAGCTAAACCAGTCCCAACCGAAACAGCACCAACAGCAGATGTAGTTGCTAAAGGAAGATCAGAAGCGGCAAGGGCAACTGTTGCCGTAATTAATCCTTGAGCGTTGTAGGTAATTCCAGAACGAGTAGCGGCTGTAACTGTGTTATTAATTCCAAGATTTCCAGAAGCTACATTTAGTGATCTATCAATATTTGCTGTTGCTAATTTCGCTGCTGTAATCGTTCCATCAGTTATTTTTGCTCCACCAATTCCACTAGCAACCTTCGCATCGGTCACGGCTGAACTTGCTATGGCTCCACTGTCCACAGCGTTGTCTGCTAGTTCAGAAGCAGTTACAGAATTTGCAGCAAGCTGAGTTGAACCAATTGCTCCTGTAGCAAGAATTGTTCCAGGTAAATTTGCAGCTAATTTCGCAGCAGTAATATTTGCATCAAGTACTTTTATTGTCGTTACGGCATCAGAAGCAATAGCACCTGCATCTACAGCATTGTCAGCTAATTCGGTTGCTGTAATTGCATTTGAAGCAATTTGATCCGCAGTAATTGTATTTGCAGCAATACTCGCAGCAACAACAGCTCCATCAGCTATTGCAGCAGTATCAACAGCATCATCAGCCAACTTAGGGGCGGTAACAGCATTAGTCGCCAATTGAGGTGTATCGACACCTGCACTTGCAATTTTTGCCCCAGGAATATCTCCATCACTAAGATTTAATTTTGCATAAGTAATTGTTGTATCTGATAATTTTGTTCCTGCAATACTTCCAGCTAGTTGAGCATTAGATATGGTTCCGCTTAAGTTCGTTGTTAAATATCCAGTTGCATCTGCCAAGTTAAAAGCAGGAGTAGCATCTGTACCCCCAAGAGCAATACTGATCCCGCCAAGAGAGATACTTGAATTTGCAAGCTTGACATTACTAACAGCTCCATCCTGTATTGCTCCAGTTGCAACTTGATTTGTTCCTAACGTGCCAACCTTTGCTCCAGGTATGTCTGCATCATCAATTAAGGCAACACCCGCAGCAACAAGGTCTTTAACAGTAACCTTCTTAGTCTCGGTGGCACTGAGGTCCGCTAGTGCGAGAACATCAACAGCTTGAACACCCGCTTCAACTAATGCGGGTAACGCAGTTATCTTTAAATCAGCCATTTACAAGTTAACGAAACACCTTTGCAAGTAGTTTAAACCTGTTCGAGCATTATGCGACTATCATCTTCCTGAAGAATCCGATCTGTGTCTTCTTGTAATAGGACACCAGGAGCATCACCAATCTTTAAACTAACCACTCCGTTCGTTATAAATTCAATTCTTGTCTCAACAACTTCAGCAGCAGCAACAGTTACAGCAACGTTAGTAATGATGCAATTAGCTTCATAAAAAACATTATTTTTAGCATTATTAGAATCCCTGTAGAGGTAGAACACCCCATCAAAGTCTGACCCTTGTTGAGTTCTAACAATTAATTGAGCAAGATAAAACGGAAATTCTGGGTCAACTCCATAATTATTTGCACGATCTTCTGAGCCATAGCTATGCTCCCAAATACAATTCATGGAGCCTTGACCGCTAATTAATCCAGCTTCATATTGATTTCTAAATTCATCTCCAAGGTTTGTTAAATCAACCTGTTCCCTACTGGTTGTCATCTCAAAATCTCTAATTTTTGCTAGATGCCTGAAATTGTCATTTTTCGTTGTAAGCACAACATCTTTAGCAGAACTTGGAGCAACAAGAGTTAAAGCTGTTGTAGTTAATCCCTCAATTGAATCGGCAAAAGTGTTATATAAACGAATACCACCAACAGGGTCAATATTAATAAACCATTTTCCGTCTGGATAACTATGACCATTGACAAGCTCAAGATTTGAACCATCAGCCGTTTCTATTACAACTTGGTCGCCTGTAATTAACGAGCCAGTGCTGTGGTCGAGGCTGAATCTTTTGCTGTCTACACTGACATCATAAGGATCCAGCTTGGTTCTAATCCCACTACTTAACGTGTCCCTTTTCAGGGCAATTTGCCCAGATTGTCCAAAGTAAACGCTCATTAATCAATTAACGAAGTAAAGCCATAAGGTGCTCCGTCAGCCTCCCAACTAATATCCGCAGAAGCAACTTCCCCTACGGCAGTGTTCATTGAAACACCTGTTATAAAAACAGCAAATCGAATATCACGTGTATCAGTAGCACCTGTCGTTAATCTCATTTGCAAAAATACCCTAGAAGACGCAGCATTTGTCCCGTCTCCTGGGTCGTTATTACCACCAGCTTTTATTGCACTTGTAAGTATTTTGTGAAGATTTGAGTCTGCTCCAGAAGCAGGGTTAGCAACGTAATAAAACAATCGGCAACTACCTGAATAACTTCTAACTCCTGCCTTTAATGTTCTATCTGAGTCTCCCAGTGAGGTTGTTTCTAGTACAGCCATTGAACTAGAAAACGACCAAGATTGAACTTTGGCAGCCTTAGTTCCATTATCAAGAGAGCTGTTTAGATCGGTGTTTGAAGTCCCTAGAAAAAGTTCTCCATCACGTCCAGAATAAAAACCCACAACCTTAAATTAAAACGTTGTTCTTATTATATGGGTGCATCCAAGCAAGCAACAAAACTACAGCTAACATTACTCAATCCATCAAATGTAGTTGTAACAGTTGGAGGATTACTAAACCTCCATTTTAAGGGTGAATCATACTTGCCTACTCTTTCCCACAAATCAGTTGCCACAGGAGAATAGGCGATACCTGCTAATGCTCCAGATCTGCCAGACATATTTATATAATTTGTAGGATCTGCTTTACTATCAAAATACGCTGTAAGAATAGAATTTGTTTCAGTATCACTAATATTTGAAAAGGATAAACTCAATGTTGCATTAATCGCTTGATTACCAAAACGCAAATAAGTTTTAGTACCATCTAAAGATTCAAAAGTAGTTTCTGGATAATTACCAGGTGTAAAACTTCTAGAACTAGCTTTAATGACAGGAAATTGAATACGACTGCCCATGTTTAACTCTCAACAACAAAACGAGATGAAGACCCTTGCCCCCATCCTTGTAATATAGCTAGTGTACCGTCATCAGTTAGCTTGACATAAGAAGCTGCTAAGTCAATTAAGCCATCTTCTCCAAACGTAATACTTTCAACCTTATAACATTGATCTGTCTTTTCAGTTTCCTTAATCGTAAATAACGTTCCAGCAAATGCTTTTACTGCATTTGAAT